TGGGATTCTTACTGTTCCGTCTGTGTAATCATCTCTTCGTCTTCTACCTATTTGTTCTCCTCCAAATTTTTGTACTTCTTGTTGATACTTTTGTTCGTATAATTGCAGCATATCAGCTGGACCTTTTAAAAAAGCATACGCTTCTGCTAAGCAACAATATAACAGACCATTTGGAAAATTCATACTAATATAATTAGTGTCATTATTTTCAAATATACCCGGTACTGCATTGTAATGAATTTTGTAAGCAAACGTTCCGCTCGGTGCTGGTGATACAACTATAGACCCAGAGTTTGATGAACTCTCTCCAGTTGCTCCAGTATCTAACATAGCATAGTATTTTGGGGTTCCAGTAGATGTAGCTGCTGAAATATACTCTTCTAAAAATGTTAAATCTTTTTTTTCTAAATATGCATTAGCACCAGTATAAGTAGATCCAGTTGCAGTATAAACTTGTACGGCTCTAACAAATACAGCTCCCGCTGGAACAGTTACATTATTTGTTCCGGCTGTAAAATTACCTGTAGATGTTTTTCTATCAGCGTCAATCGGAGCATCTCTAAAAATTCTGTACTGTGCATTTAAGATAATATTTTCTAAAACACTATCAGATAGCACCGTAGAGCCAACTTCTGTATAGCTTCTTATTTGTGTTTTTAATCCTGATGCACTTAATCCTGCCATATTATGCTGTCAATGTTGCCGGACCAGCCGAACAATTATTGCCTCCTCCTGATACTCCTCCACTTGTAGCAGTGTTTGTGTCTACAGTAAAGTGATAGAAATTGTCTGTTTGTGTTATATCTCCACTTGAATCTCGTTTGCCAACTGTAATCGAGTAGCCAGCAGATTTTGCAACATTAGATCCAGTAATACCATCAAAATTTTTTGGATTATTAAATGTTGCAGACGTTGAAAGTGTGCCTCTAAATCTAACTGTATCTCCTGTTGATCTGCCGTGAGCAAATTCTGATACATTTATAATGCCTGATGAAGCTGCAATTGTTTCAAAAGGATTGGGTCCTAATATTGCAATTACTTCGTTTTCAGTTCTATCTGGTCTTGCATTCATTAAACCTTGTTCTTCGCCATGTTTAGCTCTAATTTCTAGTTGTGGATGTTTAGTTTCAAACTCAGATCTATGAACTAAAGAACCATTCCATTCTCTCATCATTTCATGATATGGAAACTCCATCCCTGATCTATCCGATATTGCTTTTGCGTATTTTCCTCTTGCCATTATGATCCTGGGTAATAAACTTTTGGTGTTATATGAACACTAGTAGAAGAACCATCTTCTGATAATGCTCTAGCTAATTCATCTTCATAATATAATTTCATTTGTTGAACTAATTGTGGTTGAAATTTTTGTGCAAGATAAAAAGCTAAACCTGATACCATGCAAGGTACAAATCTAAATGGTACATCTGTTGCATCTGTATAAGTTCCGTCTGCATCTTGTATTCTTTTTACATAATAAAAATGTAAATCTTTAGATGCATTGGATGAGTCTGCTGTTGGGTAAACGGTTATTGTAGTCTTATCAACAAATCTTTGTACAAAATATTTTGATGGTGTGCCTTTAGATAATTTATTTGATAATGCAGAATAAGTTGATCTGTCAATTTTTGTTAAAGCAGAATCTGCTTGATCTGTTGCAGTTCTATCTGTTCTTAAAGTTGCTTCAAGAATATCTGCAACTCCATAAACATCGGCTGTTGCATTTGTGCTAGAACTTGTTCCATCTCCACTTGCTCTGTAAAAAGTATATTCAGTTTGACCTTCAATTAAATCAATATTTGATTCAGCTACTTCCCAATAGTGCAAACCTCTATTGCCCCATTCTTGAAACATTATATTTAAAGAACGTCTTGCTGATTTTAATTGATATCCAGAAGTTACTTGTGATCCAATTCGTTCGTACGCTTCTGAAATTAAATCATCAACTGCGAACGTTTTGTCGAAAGTAACTGTGCCGGAAGTTGTATTGGCCATCCGTTACCTCCCTAGTATACTTTAATCCACTCGCAAGTAATAGTAGCAGTATCTCCTGCTGTACAAGCTGGTAGAGTTACTTTAACATCTCCTGTCACACCTGAAGCTTCGTTATTTTTTATTCCACCTATAGAACTATAGTCAAAATAACCACTTTGTTCTAAAGTTAAAAAAGTTGCATCAGTTGTTGCATCCCAAAGCATTCTTAATGAATCTACTTTAGCTGTCATTGAAACACTATACCAAAGTTTATTTAATCTTACTCTAGTACAAGTATCACCACTTGGACTTGTTCCTAATGCTGAAACATCAACAATAGTTGTTGTTCCACCTGCATTATCTGAAACATTATTATAGTGTGTTATTAATTTTTTATCACCATCAAAGATAGTTTGATTTAATACTACATCTGCCATTTTTTATTCTCCTTTTATCTAGGGGTGAAGTCATTACACTTCACCCAAAGAGTTAATTTATTTATTACGCGTCGTATCCCCACATTTCAATGAGTAATCTTCCTGCTGAGTAGTTTCCATCAGTTGCTGCACCAGTTACTAAATATAAATATTTATCTGCTGCTGGCACTGCGCCTGCTGTAAAGTAATCAATTGAAGCGGCAGTTAAGTCACCGTTATTCATTAATTGTGTTTGGTTTGTTAAACCTGTGATTGCTGCATCTTCTGTACCAGTTGCTTCATCCGCATACCAAAAATCGATATCTGGATCACCACCTGCTGGAGTTTCATAAACAGACCATTGACCTGTTAAGATAGTACCATTGTTAGCTGCAGTAATTTGTCCAACGTGTGAGTTAGCAGTTGCTGCTTTTCCGATAATGTCTCCAGAACCAGAACTTGCTAAACCAGTTAAGTCTATTAAAATTGAAGTAGAGTAAACTCCACCAACTTTAACTGCTGAACCTGCATAAACTGTACCTGTACCAGTTGTGATACCTGTACCTGCTGACATTGTATTTCCGTTAAGATCTACAATACCTGCAAAAGTTGCAGTTCCACCTGCTACTATATTTCCGCTTGAATCGATTGTTGTGTTATCTGTAATAGCACCAGTTGTTGCATTTTTAGTGATTTGTTTAAAACCCTGTTCTGCTCTAACCGGACCATTAAAAGTTGTATTAGCCATATTAATATCCTCCTAGATATTTTAAATGTAGTCCCTAGGGAATGTCGACTATACGCGTCTACATTTAACTTTTATTTTAATTTGTATAGTGTGACTTTTGTACAACAGTTTTTAGTAGAGTGCAAGAGAGCCTGTAAAGAAAGTGCGATTTCAGCGATGTAGCTTTGTGACTTAAGTAGCTACAGAAACTTGTGGAGCAGCGTCTTCAACGCTATTTTTTCTGTGAGCAATAGCTGCTTCTTCCAGCTTAATATCAGTAATGACTCTTTTAACTTTGTCATCAATTCTGACCATTTCAAGAGTGTATCTATCATTAGACAGATGCTCCTGTTGCCACTTCAACTCCAAGGACCTTTTTTGTTTGTATAGGTCTTGTATCATCAATAACCTCCTCATAAGTTATTCGATTTATCTCGTTATTATAGTTGTTTCCGAGATACTCCCATTTTATACTCTTTTCTCCTAGCTTGTCAAGTATTGCTTTTTCAACACTTTCAGCCGTATCTTCAACATGTTCAATAGTAAATACTGCATGATGATCGTAAGCCCAGATATTTATGAGAGTCTTTTTCATTTACACACCTTTATATGTAATAAAGGGGCCGTTTTAAGGCGGCCCCTAAAATATTAATTATTAAATGTCAGATCCGAATATGCCTCTTGGATCAGAGAATCCAAATACATATCTTTCTCTAGCTTTGTATCTAACGTTACCAGTATCAAAGTCGCCTTCCATAGAAGTTTTGATAGGTGATCTAACGAAATGTTTAAGACCATTAGGAACATCAGTTTTAATGAACCATTTTTTATTAGAAGTTAAAAAGTGGTTAACTGTGTAACCTTCAGGAATCATTCCCATATTTCTAACTGCATTAATGTCATTATCTGCAGTACCTGTTCTACCTTCAGACTTCATAAGTCTGTCAGCAGTAAATTGAAGTGCTGAAGGAATAATTAATTTCATTCCTCTAGACGCAATTTTTAGGCCTCTTTCATCAGTCATAGCTGCGATGTCAATCAAAGCTTGTTCTAATGAAGTTTCGTTTAAGTCAGAAGCAACTGCTAACTCATTACTGAAAGTTCCAGCAATAGTTGGGTGATTCGTAGCAAATAATGCTACTCCGTCACCACCAGCAAAGTTTGCATTGAAACCATTGTTCAATACAGCTGCTGCTTTAACTTGCTTAGTGTTTGCCATAGATCTTGCTAACGCTTTTGTATATCTAGACGCAAGTCTGTCATACAAGTTATCTTCGATAGCTTCTTCTGTGATTGCAAACGCTAATGCGATTGTTTCGTTAGTGTAACGTGCTGTGAAAGTTTCTTGTGCATCGTCGAACTGAACGCCTTGGCCTTCAGGTTTAACTGACGCATTTGCAAAACCAGATAACATTACTTCTTCTTCGAAAGCTCTGTCAGATGATTCTGTGTCAAAAATTTCAGCATGCTCGTTAGCATACGATTTGTACTCTAGTCCGAATAAAGCATTCAAACCAGGTTCTAGTTCTTTAACTAGTTGTGCTCTTGATATAGCCATAGTTTATTTCTCCTTATTCGCTATTAGTTGTACAATGCTGAGGCTGGTTGAATAACAACGACAACTTGAGCGCCTGCAGTTAGCAGATCGTCTTGTTCTTCGATGTTAGCATTTCTTACCATTCTAAACATTCCATTTGTTGCACTTGCGCCGTTAGTCGCTACTGAAAGAGTAATTCTAGACAGTCCGTCTATAGCGTCGCCATCAACTTCATCAATTGGGTTGAAGAAGTTTACACTATTAAGTAATGCTTGAGCTGCTGCGGCAGAGCCGGCAAGAGCTGCATTTAATCTAACAGTATATTCTTGTGCAGGGTTAGTATTTGCAAAAGCAGTGATATTATCACTACCTGTGTTGTAGTCTTTACTTGTTGTAACACCAGAAACAACTGAGTTTGCAAAAGTTGGTTTTCCAGTAGAGTCAATATAAAAAGCTCCGTTGAAAACACCAGCAATCAAACCAGTATTCGATGTGTTATTTGCCCAAGCTTTTCCACCTACGACTCCATCATCCATCGTTGCTTGCGCAGCGTTTTGTAGGAATCCTTGGTTACCTGCAGATTGTATATTTACAGGATCACCTTTGAAAGTAGATTTGCCAGGAGCAGTTTGGATTTGAAATTCAGACTGACCACCTGTAGCTGGAGTATTTCCAACTGTCATAGTCTGTCTAAAGCCAAAACCTTTTCTATCCGATTGTAGCATATGTTTTTTCCTTTATTGTGTACCTGCCCCGAGGGGCCTCCAGTACGGATTTATTTTATTTTTGTTGGACTTAGAAATTGCTAAATAACTATTTCTTTGTACCACCAAAAGTTACACGAGTTTGCCTTTCACTATTGATTGGCATACTTGGGTGCTGGTCCTTCAAAAGATCGTTGTTGATAGCATCGTCTTTGTCTTGAGTCTGCTTGTCGTAATAAGCTTCGATTTGCTTTGCGATCTCTTCTGGTATCTTAGCCAGCAATAAGCCTCCTACTCCGATAATTCCCGCATACTTACCTGTGGTTTCAGTTGGAAAATCTTGATCTGGATAATCTTCAGCTCTCACTAATTCATATCCTTCTCTTAAAGATGCTGCTACGTTTTTCGTATCGTTGAATCCCATAGTTTCAGCTCTTATCCATCTGTGTCTATACCCTGCAGGTGGTTCGGGTGCATCGAGTGATGAGGGTGGAGTCCAAGTTTTTGTAGCTGTTGTTTTAGCTCTTGTTTGACTCGCACGTGAGGTTTTTATATCTTCGTTTTTCATTTTATGCTCCTTCCGTGATTTTTAATTGTTTTGCATAATCTTCTAATGGCACGCCTAGTCTTTTAGCAATTGCTACCTGTGATGGCGAGAGTTTCACAGTTTTATTTTTGCGTCCAGTTGAGCTCGAACGTCTAGCTGATGCTACATTCTGAACAGGTTTTGTTCTTTCTGTAGTTGAACTGTCTATCTTATCAAACTTATGCGGAAATTCAAGTCTTATTCTTGAATCTACTTCTTCATAATATTCGTCAGATTGAGGGTCATATCCTTCTTGTTCTACAAGCGTTTTATGTAGATCAAAGGCAGTATGAG